CTCCAGCATCTCCAGCATCTCCAGCATCTCCAGCATCTCCAGCATCTCCAGCATCTCCAGCATCTCCAGCATCTCCAGCATCTCCAGCATCTCCAGCATCTCCAGCATCTCCAGCATCTCCAGCATCTCCAGCATCTCCAGCATCTCCAGCATCTCCAGCATCTCCAGCATCTCCAGCATCTCCAGCATCTCCAGCATCTATGATATCTTCAATTACTATATTAATATTTTCAATGTTTTCAATATCATATTCTATGTAATCTTCTATATTAATATTGCGAATACATCTAAATATTATATCGTTCATTTATATTTATTATTAAAAATAAGTATATGCTTCTTATTTACTATAATTTATTATTTATATGTATTACTTAGAGTAAAAGTTAGGCGACTTAGGAGACTTAGGCGACTTAGGCGACTTAGGCTAGCAATAATACTCCCGCATTTTTATAGCTATTGTAATCATACAATTTATCATTTAATAGCACATATTTGACGCCATCCCTGGATACAACCTTGCCTCTGTCTGTTTTCACCCTTTCATAGTTTTTATATTGAGTTATTTTGCCATCATTCAATATATTCTGTGTAAATGCCAATTTATCGTCCTTCATATTTATAGGCCAGTTATAGCATTTATAGCCATTCTTCAAAGGCTTATTAACATCAGCGTGTATCACACAATCTATTGAAGAGGATTTTAACATATCCAAGAAGTTCTTGATTAACTCCTCTTTTTTGTTAGCCTTGTCATAGATATGCTCGTCTGTAGATAGTTCGGCGTCCTTTATTTTGAGCGTCGGGTTTTTTATTAGCTGGTCATTAGTAAACTTCATAATATATTTATAAACCCCCACATTTCTATCTTCCACAGGCAATCCCATATGACTGCAAGTACGAACGGCACGCCCTATTACTTGGTCTATACGCACAGAGTTCCAAAAATACTCAGTTATCAATACGCGTCTTACATTCTTCAAAGATATACCCTCGGCGCCCGATTGCGTAATCATCATAACCCTGACAAGCTTTCCATATCTTTGTTCCAGGCCTTCCCCATTATTCGGCAAGCTACTCCTGATAGTATCTGGGAGATTCGCAAAATCCCCGTTAAATAGATTCATTAATATATTGGTCTTTTCTCTGTCAGAATTGAACATAACATATCTTTTATTATCATATTTTTCATCAAATACATCAGGGTCTTCTAATATATATCCATATTCATCATTCTTTATAACATTAATCTCAACATATCCGTGTTTATTTAGAACCTCCTTGAATATCCCTAAACCCTCTACGACGCGAAACTGCGAATACACAAGGACACTCCCGGGCGATGTATTTACATCTTCCAACATTTGCGCAAACTTCGGACTATAGTATTCGCGCAAGTTCTTCTTTTCCAAATAATCGCCCTTCTTTAAATCACTAAGTGCCTTTGTTAATTTTTTATTATATTCAGCATCTATCTCTTTATTGAACTTCTTTTTATCACTATCCGCATTTTCACCGTCATTACTATCCTTGCTATTTGCACCGTCTTCCTCATTCATTGCCATTTCTTTTTTCTTCAATGTCCTTATATCCTGAGGGAATTCGCGAGGTATTTCTTCGGGAAACGCAAAATTACATACTAATCTACTGAATGCACGATATACGGAGCTAATTTCTGCAGCTCCTTTGTTGCCGAACTTCTTCTTGCGATCATCCATCGCTATTTCTTTAATACGAACATCTACATATTTTTTGATTTGATGGTCGGTCATATACATATTTCTAATAGTCTCAGGTAATAGCGAGGGAAATAGTTCCGAACCCGATGTCTTATAATAACTCAAAATGCCTAATACGCGTCTTTTAAATAAATCCTCATTAATTACCTTGATATTTTCGGGGTCCTCGTCATTTATGAAAAACTTGACAAAATCCTCTTTTTTACTCGGTAAAGCATAGTTATGTTCAGTATCATATTTAGTACTTAAAGATATACCCGATTCATCAAAATTGCCTTTGGCATCCATTTTAACAATATCATAAATTAGGCCTTCAAACTCGGAATCTATTATATCATCATTGTTATAATTATCATATACTAGATTGAATTTAAAATCGTCGCTATTCTCATATACAAGGAGCTTGTCTATTTTTTTATTACCGCATTTCAAATATTCCACTTCATTTATACAATTTTTACGCAATTCCTTTAATGTCGCCACAATATTTTTAATGTTATTTCCTATTATCTTTTTGTCAACTGACGGCATCCTCGGTGCATCTTCGTTAGGATTCTTGATATACTTGTCTATTCTCGCTTTCCCGCGCTTTTTAATAACATCTACAATCTTTTTAATAGGCGCGAGAGAATAGGCAAATATGACATTATATTTTTCGGTCAAATAGGGCTGAGACAATAGCCACGATGGAACCGATAGTCCCTGCGATTCAAATACAATATTTCTGCTCTCTTTCAAAGCATTCTCCAAATTCAAATCATTCAATTTATCACAAGAGTTTTTAAAACTATCCGTGCAACTAATGCCACCTTCGCCCTTCCTTACATCATAATAGGCCTTTGCAAAATCTTCTTGCAATTTATCACTGGGATTCTCGTATTTTTCAGATATACACGCCTTGTTATTATTACATTCCTTTGCTACCTTCTTAATTATATCTAATACGCGCTTCTTATATTCCTTGTTCTTTATCACCAAATCATCTATATTTATCTTCGTATTCGTCGGGTTCAACTTCAAATATTTAATAATTTCTTCTGCCATCTTTGTTTTTAAGGAACCCGTCGTTCCGTTCGTTACTATTAAATATGGCTTCTTGACATCTATTCCATTTCCGGGCTTCGCAGACTTCGCAGACTTCGCAGACTTCGCGGGCTTAGCGAGCTTTTTTCCGGTATTCGCATCGTTTCCTTCGGCATTAACAGCTTTTATTATCTCTTTTATAATTGTATCTTCGTCCCTATCCCATTCCTTCTTTACTATCGCCGATGATACATCGTCTTTGCGAACATAATTTATAGGTAATAATATAATATTGAGATTCCTATTGTCGTAATATAATTCATCAACATAATCGTGCAATTGTGCATTTGACAACTTATTTATTATTTCATTCTTGTCGGCTACGCCATCTATTATAGGGATTTTATAAGTCTTCATCGGGCCTCGTAATAAATTGATTAAAAATGATATTTCGTATGGATGATTAATTATAGGTGTCCCTGACAATAATACCAATTTAACATCTTTAGCGCTAACAATATTATTGTATATTTTCATAGCTATTTTGGAACCGTTAGCTATTCTGCTAATAAAATTATGCACCTCATCAACTATTATAAAGGAATTGTCAAAAGGATTGTCGCCCATTTCTTTTATCATTTTCATAGTAATGCCATTGTAATTTATAAACTTATATCTGTTTCTTATTATATGCGTTATAGTCTTTTTGATATCCTCTTTGTCATTTGAAGCCATATCAGAGTATTTAATATTATCTATAACTATCTCGGCATCCTCTATATCCTTCTTATATAAAGGAACCCATACAGTTCCCTCTTTTTTAACCATTTGCTTATCTATGGCGTATCCTTTGAGCTGTTCCATCATCTTGGCATTTGTTTTAATAACTTTTAGGCAAGTCCATGATTTTTTTAGATTCAAGCCGATAGTTGATATCTTCATCAATTCGTTCTCATAATTCTGCGATAATGACGCGGGAGTCATAATAATAACATTTTTACGATTAATATATCCTTCGGATGCGGCTATTGATGCGGCAGATTTACCCGATCCTAAACCGTGATATAACAAGATGCCTCTGTAAGGACTGTCAAATTGCATATAATCCTTGACAATCCTTTGCTGCGGAAAAAGAGACACTTTGGATACATCTAATTCACACGAATCTTTTGTACATTCACAAGAGGCTTTAGCTGCTGCTTTTTTGTGATATTTTGAAGGATGAAATATATCATACATTTTTTTGTTATAACCAACTCTATTTGGAAGAACCCAGGCGTTTGTTTTAACTTCTATATTCATACGCTTATCTCTAATATAATAATTCAAATAAAAAAATATCATATTATTAGATAAACTAAGAATAACCGAAAAAATAATGCATAATATTGATAAATTGTTGGATAAATGCGAGTCAATGACACTATTATGTACTAAGGCATCTTCTCACTGGAGTTTTGTCAAGTTCTGTTTTAATATACCTCTCGTATTGACTAGTTCAACTATGTGTATTATAAACAGTATCAGTGAGGATGCAAATGCTATCAAGATACCGAACATTATCGTAAATGCCGTAAGCGTCCTTATAATGTCTCTTACAAACAGCATAAAGGCCAGCGAAAAATTTGAAATATTTAAAAAATTATCCCAGCAATTTATGCTTCTGTCTCAAGAAATAGAAGCGTGTGATGGGAGCGTCTCAAAAGAAACCTACAATATCTTATCACTAAAATATGACAATTTAATACAGGATTGCTCGTTTGAAGAGATACCCGTAAAATATAAAATAGAAGTCGCCAAATGTTTCACTGATGCCGAGAGACACATACCCATTCAATTAAATGGCATCATAGGCAATACTAATGTCTCCAAAAGACTCAGTGGAAGCAGAAAAGGAGCGCAAATGGCGCAATTAGCACAAGAAGCACAGATTGTAGCACAAGGAGCATCCCTTGTTAATATATCAACTGTCCCGCCAAAAAACGATTTAGTTACTACGACGGCGACTGGTGCCGATACTAAAATATATGGGGCTGGCGAAAATGTATAACATAGACTACACTAGGCTGTCCACTTTTTAACTTTTAGAGATACATAGTAATTACAATAATTACAATAATTATTATAAAAATACTTAAACTAACAGAGCATTTCTTGAGACACTGGAATATTAATATTTTTTCATTTTAAAATTTGAGTACATCTCTTGATTTATTTTGTAATTTCTAAAAAACTTTTGAAATTTTTGAAAAAACAGAAAGATGTACTCAAATTTTAATTTTCAATTTTTAAAAATCTTAGTTTCTTTTTACTACACCATAAAGGTAATATAAATAGCTTACGAGCCTCTAAATAGCAATTCATTTAACCTTTTCCCCCCTTAATTATATAAAAATCCCATATCTTCTGTATCCATATTTTCATCATCGTCTTCTCTGTCATAGGTCATAAGCATATTTTCCTCGTTAATATCTTGTTTTGCTGCGCCTCCGGCTCCTCCGGCTCCTCCAGCTCCTCCGGCATTATCGTTGAATATCTCTTTGAACTCGTTGTTATTTTCATCGCCGTTGTCGCCAGGTTCAATAACATTATCAAAGAGGTTATTGATTTCATCCTCATCTTCTTTTTTCTCTGCAAGTAATTCCTGTTTAAATCCAGCTTTTTTGAGTTCTTTTATTAGAGCATTCTCTTCTACTGTTATTTTATTGAAGGCCTTTATTTTTTCCTGCTTGTTTTTCTCGCGCTGTTTATTCAAAAAATCTATGTTTTCCTCTAATGTCGGGAATGTTATTCTAATTATCTTAAAAACATCTTCGTATACGCTAGCAGTTATCTTGTATATATATTGACTGCTTATAATATCCGATATTATCTTTCCATTTAAAGTATTATCAATATTAAAAGGACAGCATAATGCCCTGCTAACTATATACTTATTTATAATTTCTATCTCATTCTCAATATCATCGTTATATATTTTATTCAATTCCTTCAAATCTATTATAATATCCCTTAAATCCTTAATAGAATTGGCAAGCAATACTTTGATTTCCTCGTTATTATCCTCGGCTCGCAAGTGTCCATAAAGGGTTTTTATAATTGCCCGAATTATATTAAGATATTTTATTTTATCATTAGATGCTTCTTTGCCGCCCTTACCGCCCTTCCCGGTCTTCCTAACATTATTAAAATTGTCAATAAACTCATCGCCAGAATGCTTTGAGGTTTTCGTCAATAAACCAACATTAGATATTATACTATTTTTAATAGATTTTATATTGCCATTCTCAAAATCTGCTATAATATTATCAGGAAATACGCTATTATTCTTTCCCTTCATCGCATCAAGCCATCTCCTGACTATCTTAGAATTATTATTCATATCATATATATAATCTTCTAAATATATACGATCAACAATTTCTTCGGCTCCCGCATCATCTGCATCGGTAGCGTCGGCCTTAGCAGCCTTAGCAGTCTTGGCAGTCTTTTTGGGGATGAATCTCAAATCACGAGGCTTATTTGTCATCTTTTTCTCAGCATATTTTTTCTTAAATCCTATCAGCTCCAGGCGATTTGCATTTTTTAAATCAATATCTTCGTTAAAGCTATCATCTAGCTTCTTCAGGCAACAGCCATTTAAAAACTTGTGTATCTTTACATAATTTACATCAGGCATATATATCAAAGATTGTATATATTGCTCCCTACATAAGCTGAGTTCCTTCCCGCATTCCTTATTTTTATTTAAACTGAGTAATTTATCTCTTTCTATTTTTCCCTTCCGCTCCTTCTTTTTCTCCCGACATATATCATCTTTCTTTTTCATTCTCTCCAGATTTTCCGAATAATATTTCTCAATCACTTTGTAAGTCCTTTTAAACATATTATCGGTTTCTATCAAAAACTCATTATTACTATTATTTATCAAATAATCCGTGGCAACCTCTATGATATATGACATAACTCCACGATCCTCTTTTTTATTAAGAGGCGAACCGCAGTTATCCCAATAACTCAAGAAATTACCATTCAAATAATCAACATCTATGAAAATCGTATCATTCAATATCTTATCTTGTAAGTTTATTATACAATACGCCAGGGCATTTAAAAACATATCATTAAACTCCTCGCACCATATTTTATTATAAGATACTATAACATTATCCACATTATCATCAATATCCAAAAAAGGTTTATCTCTATTATTTATTAATGCTAATATAGATTTGGGCGACAATTTATCCAAATAATTAAGCATCTCTTCGCTTATTTCCAAATCATTATCTTGAAACGCCTTCATATACATATCGCGTCTCTTTGGGATACTGCGATTATACTTGAACAGCTCGCTACATAATGCAGCATAATCAAACTCAATATTAGCCGATTTACCAATATTATTCAGGATATTCAACATATTCTCCAAACTATCTATAAATCCCGCCTCATTCTTATAAATAATATTTGTTATATATTTCTCTATATCGTGGCGACTTAACTCATTATATCCTATAATATACCCAATATCTACTGCGTCGGCGTCGCCAGCTCCATTACCCACATCATCTGTCGCTTCCTGAGTCTCAAACTCTATCATAGGTATCCCCTCATTCTTATCGTTATAGTGGCTATCTTTTATTTCTTTGTGTTCTCGGTATGATATTAAATATTGCTTGCCGTCCTTATCATAGTCAAATATGTGATTTCGCGAATATTCATTCTCTTTTCTGGCGATTTCGTACTTCTTTACAATAATCTCCTTCTTTTCGTGCGTCTTCAAGATGTCATCAATAGATTGTATAGCCTCCAAGATATTGCTATTTTTCAAAGAACGCGTTATAATATCTAATATCTCTAAGATAACTGCGTTATCATCGGAGTTTCCAATACCCATAGTTCTTATAGTGTCAATTATAGCATAGGTCTCCAAATCCTTCAATGGTTTTATTTTATCAATCATTATATTATTCTCGCGATAGTCTTCCAAACTCATCTTATTTTTATCCAAAAAGTCTATTACTTTTTCTGTAATGTTCAATAGCTGGATGCTCGTATTCAATTTATCAAAGAATATTAACTTCTTATTTATAATATCCGGCTTCTTAATTTTAACAGGTCTTGATACATTCTTTCGCTCCTTATATTGTTCCATAACATCCGCGAGATAATCGCATAAAACGCCAAAATCCTCCTTATTAATAAAATCCAAGGATTTACCAAACTTATTCAAGACATTCTCTATGTTATAATAATCAAGCTCAAAGCTATCTTTGAGATACTCTATGATATTGCTGATATCCGGTCTGACGCCTTTTATTAAATCGCTGACATTTTCGCAATTTTCCGAAGATACATAATTTATATTCATATTCATATTTTTCGTTGTCGTTAAATGCGATGTTATCTTAGTGTATAGGTAATCATTTATAACAGTCTTAGGTATTTTGTAATAAGCAGATATTATAGGGATATTCACATCATCTGCTGGGAATACTGGGTAATATATAGGAAATCCCTTGTCTCGTGGTTCTATTGTGATATTTATCTTGGCTTCAGGCTTAAATCGCAGTTTCTCAGAATCTTTATTGTATTTAATGCAAAAAAAATATTTTTCTTTTGCTATATCGTGATTTATAACAGTCTTCTTTTTCAAATTATTAAAATTGGCAACTTCGGCCTTATCCACCATATCCGCGCTATAATCATTCTTTTCGGCTTCGGCATCAAACACATAATTATCATAATTTTTCAATTTCCCGCGATTACCATCTATATCATTTATTATATCGTAAAAAAGATTCGTTATATTATTGGCCTTCTTCTTATTCGCAAACAATTCAAATAAACTGCTCTTTATTTCCTCGCGAGACAACGCTATAAATGAAGGATTGTCTTTAATGATATCATCTAAACTCATTATTTCAAGATATTCTATGTCATCCAATTCTTCTTCCTCAAAAATATACTCATTGTCATTGATATTAATTGACATATTATTTTTCCCTTTCTTTTAATATATAATAATATAAATTATGATACATTATTATCAATTGCGAATTTATTCCATTTTGTCTTAATATCAACCAAATAACTGACAATCTCCTTGCATACTTTATCCATAAATGCGATAAACATATATTTGTCAGTAATATTATCAAGAGTTATCCTTATAATCATAGTAGATTTGAGAGGATGCGGACAAATATAGCCTATGAACTTGCACGCCATATTATTGACTGTTTTCTTGTTCCTCACATAATTGTCGTGTACATACGATTGTATAATGTTTCCCAGCGTATCGTCTTCGTTATCAATAATAAACTCGTATGTCTCGGCGATATCTTGGAATTGCTGTATTTTCACAATTTCCGTCGTATTAATATTAACCAATTCAGTCATTAGATTATTCAGCTTGGCTATAACAATATCCAGAGATTTCGGGATTAAATATCTGGGCCCCATATTAACATTAATATGCTCTATGTCAAACTTGAACTTCGTAGGGTCGCCGTATTCATTCATATAATATGCCCGCTCTTTATCAAGCAAGCTCTCGTATTTCTTAGCTTCCTTGGGGTCCTGGATATACGAAAAGTTTGATAATGAAACCGGGTTAAACGATGCATTATCGCGCCCAGTTCTTTTGACAATATTCGCCTTCAAATGTAGATGTTCGCCGGGTCTCAATCTCGTAATCAAGATATTGTGCTTTGATACCTTGTTTGGCGGAAATAACTCTCTCAGCTTCTTCTCAGTAATTTCTACATCATTAAAGGTCGCCTTGAAATCCGTGGTTCGCACATCAATACTCTTATTCGTAGTATTATTAACATTCAATTCAATCACGAGCGAATTATCCTCGTAATTCTCAATTTCGTCGGCCGTCATACAGATAGGAATTAGCCCGATGCGATGTATAATAAACTCGTCGTGTAATGCTCCCGTATTAGTTATGACACTAACAGTAGGCTCCTCCTTCTCCAGTTTTTCCCCGATTGCTCCCAAGTTTGGAATATCCGTCATAATAATCCTTCGCATACCATTGACAATCGCCAAGTCAATATCGTGAATATCAAAGCTGTGATTATTTGAAGGGTCGGCCGAATCAAACTTATAATTGTAAAACATTCTATTAATATATAGTTTATTATATTTTTATCTTATATAATCAATTTTTAAAAAAATAAAAAACATAAAACCAAAGATAAACACATAATACTAAATTATACTAAATTATACCTTTATACCTTTGTATTTTTTTCATATAATATGATGTATACTATTAGGATTATCATAAGTATCATAGGTATTATTGATAGTATAGTAACAATCCAACTCCATAAATAGCATTCTCCTTTTGTTAAACAAGTTATATTGTAAGCCGTCAATAATATGACAAACAGATATACAAAATACGCTATTAAATATAATCCGGGACCTTCCAAATACACATTCAGCGCAAGAGATATTATAGTAAGTATAATACTAACTGCAATATACACCCATCCCTGTGTGGAAAAATAGTCCGACATATATCCTTATCTATCTATTATTATTAAGATATATATATTTTTGATATCCTGATACTCAGACATCTCCGGGACATCTATGAAATCAAGGTATTCATAATTGCGAAACACATAGATGTCCGGGATTGCATTTCGTTGATTGGATTGGACGCGAAGAACTGAATAAGCGTCTTGATATTTTTGACATCGTTGCATTGGCATAGATAGTAATAAATATTTGAGCTCGTAATAAGCTTCTTGCTGAATGTTGTAATTTGTAGATTTCTCAGCTGCGCCAAGTGATACTGAATAATTGGCGCAAATTGCTTGTCCATCTCCTTATTCATCTTGTATCTCTTATAAGTTGGATTATATGTCGTAGTTGATTTATAATAGCTGTAGAGGCTATCCTTGATAGTTGAAATAATCGTATGTACAAGATATGTAGGGTCAATCTGTCTCCCGTTATTATCAAGCGGAATCTGGATATTCGGGTTATATGTCGCGATATAATCCTTAATAGTATAATTCTGCTTGTTTTTCATATAGACGCTAAGAATATTCATCCATACATTCGGGTGGCACGGGTCAGTCTCTTCGCGATAGTTAATATACATTGAGGATATCTTGTATAGTCGCGAAAAGTTCTCTCCATCTACCTTTTTCTTAATAATCAATCCATAGCTTTTATTCTCATTGATATATGTATTGGCCTGATTGATATCTGCGAAATAAGTCGGATATTTTACACCCATATTAAAAAGCTCTTGGATAGCCGATTGATTAATATCATATTCTTCAAGCGTAATTCTGTTTTTCGTATTGATATGTACGAGCTCCTTATAATTCTCGCCTAGCATATCAGTATAATCAATTATATGCTTGTTATCATAGTGAATCAAGACAAACTCATAAGCGTGTTCGGGATTCAAATTAGATGCAAACATAGCCCGCAGAGTCTCTCCGACATCATCTGGCGGAATGTGCGAAAGCATTTCAGCAGTTTCCGGAGATTTACTATAAAATCCATATAGTACCTCGTCAAACATCTTACCGTGCGATTTCGTAGGATGCGAGAACTTTGAACTATTCGCGTCAGGACAACTGGATGTCCCGAAATACCACTTATTCTTATAATTATAAACAGTAATAATAGTTCCATCATAAGCCTCATAACATCTGTCGGTATCGCTGTAATTCGCCGAAATATATTCCTCATAACTAATTCTTCGTGGAATAGAATTGGCATATGTAACGACAACATTATTGTTATATGAGAGAGAGAAGTCCAATACAATACTCCGACATTGCTCATAAAGTTCTTTATATTCGCAAATATCACTCATCTTGTAATTATTATGAAGGAGAACAATATCCTCGTTATCTTTGAACTTCTTAACCTTGATATTCGGCCAGAAATGATATTTTTTCAGCGTATTAATAAGAGTATTTGCATAAGTAGTATTGCCGTCGTAATTACCATAAGTTTTTTCAATTAATTGAGTGAGATTAGTAGGGGGGACATTGGACGAAGGCATATCACTGCTCATAATAATACTTTGTTAAAAAATATATATATTTAATTGCTTATATCAATTTTTATAAAAATATGATGAAAAATTGACAGCTACGCAAAAAAATAAAGAGTAAGAGCAAAATATCACTATGTCAGTTATTTGCCTAGAAGAATCAGAATCTGATAATAAAGATATTGTAAAATCAGGGAGATTCTGTGCTATCTAATCTGTCCAATAGATATTCGGCGATTGAATATACAAGGTCAAATGATATTCTCTTTCTTGCTATATCCTTGCTTTCTCTGTAATTTGTTAGGAAAAGCGAATTATACTTTTCTCTATGTTCCCGCAAGTATTTATTGAAGCTGACGATTAATTTTTTCTGCTTCTCTTCATCTATTGCCGGCTCTATTATTAGCGTCGCATAAGTCCGCGCCGATTGATTAGGTGTATTATCTATATATATATATATCTTTATTTTCTACATATGATAATCCTATCTGTGATGTAATATTATCATCTATACATTTAACAACGATATTTGTATTATATTTGTCAATATTCTTATTAGTAAGTCGCGTAATTGTATAAATACTATTTAGAGGCAATTTATATATTTCACCACCAATCATATAGTTATTTTTAGAGTTTAGCTCAGTAATTATATTAGCCTTTGAAGGATATATAGTGATATCTATCATATTATCGCAATAACCTTGTTTTAGTTCAAATTGGAAGGAGCAGATTGTATAAGATGTATCAGAAAACACTTGTTCTTCAAAGATGTTCAATATAATAATCTTGTATTTTTCTAGAAATAACTTGCGCAACTCTATATCCGCCTGACGAATAGAAGACCAGAAATTTAAAGGGATTATTATAATCCCACCCGAGCAAGTATTGCTTATAATATTCTTGATAAAACACTTGTACAAATCGTTGACATTATATTTATCAAATAACTTTTTATCAGCACTTTTATTTCTCGCGAGATAAGGCGGATTTGTTATAACATATTTATTATTATAATCTGGTGGCTCATTTATCGTATCTCTCTTTATAATATAATCCTTCTTAGGCTCTATATCATAACACTCTATGTTATATTTAATATTTTTGAGATTTCCGGCATTTTCTATAAAAGCTATAAGATCGCCATTACCCGCAAAAGGCTCAATGATATCAAAGATATTATCGGGTATTGTAATATTTTGTAGAATATATTCGTTATTTGTCGTGTAGAATTGTCCTAGCGCCTTCTTAGATTTATTAGACATCTTCTCTTGAATATCTTATTACTTTATAATATTATCATTTTTTATCTTTTTGTTTTTGCGATAGCCCCCCTCTGGCAATAGCCCTAACAATAATAGCAGTACATATATATTGCTGTCATTATTAGAAATACCGTATATATTCTATATAATGTCCTGTCATCTATATAATTATTTGTACCAATATAAGCCCCTGCAACTCCACCAAGGATACTTCCGGCGGCTACTATAATAGCTGCATTAAAATCCAAAAATCCGTGCTGATAATATAGATATAATCCTGGTAATGCATTAGGTATCGTATTTAAGAAAAGAGATATTGCGACAGCTTGCTGAAACGAAAAATCATAATAAACTAATAAAGGCAATAGCAAAATGCCACCACCAATACCAATCAACCCAATAATAACCCCAATTATTACTGAGCCAATAAACAACTCTATAAGCATCTATATTATTATTTAGAAATTTATAATAACGCACGCGATTACAAAAAACAAAACCAATAAATAAAATATAAAAATATATATCCTAATCTACCCTACCCTATCTTACACCATCTTATAATTTATATTTTACTCAGAATCCTTATCCTTCTTCTTCTTGTCAGTCTTAGCCTCCTTCTTGGCCTTCTTGGCCTTCTTAGGCTTCTCATCTTCTTCAACTACCGCCTCTTCCACGACAGGCTCATCCACCTCCTCAGGCTCCTCAGTCTCCTCTGCTTCCTGAGCTTCAACAGTCTCTTCTTCCTCATCAGCAGCATCCGCAACATCAGCGAGAGTGGCCTTGTAAGCCTTCCACTCTTCGGCGAGCTTAGAGAACCTTTCGGTATTTGAAAGCTCAGGAAACTCTTCGCGAATCCTTTGCTGATTGTCCCTGATATACTGCTGATACTTTGTAAGAGGCTTCTTAGGCTTCTCATTACCATCCTCATCAAGATTGCTCCTCTTCTTCTTCTTGGTATCCTTCTTCTTTTCGGCAATCTCAATCTTGTTATTCTTCTTCTTCTCCTTGAAATCCTTCTTGAACTGAGCGAAATGCTCATCCAAACCCTTAGAGGTGTTAATCTCATCGGGAATATTCTTCATATACTCCTTGAAGGCCATTCCGATAGTCTGGACAGCAGCAGCGGACATTCTTCTGAAAGAGTTTCTGGATAAAACTTGGAAAGGCTTTTGAAGTTTGATAGGCTGTTCTGTAGGCGGGCTTTAGCTTTTGGCTTAGGCTTGCTTTGACTGCGATAGTAATAATTTAAATACTTTTTGGTGTCAATTTTTATCTTAATAATCTCAAATTATAACAAATTTATTCCTATAATCCTATAATATTGATTATTATTATTTTTATGAAGGCTATTGATAGGCTTGGTGTATTTTTCTCATTACCATTATGATATCATAGAAAGACGCAAGATATTTTATAAAATTGAAAATTAAAATTTGAGTACATCTTTCTGTTTTTTCAAAAATTTCAAAAGTTTTTTGGAAATTACAAAATAATTCAAGAGATGTACTCAAATTTTAAAATGAAAAAATATTAATATTCTAGTGTCTCAAGAATTGCTAGGGTAATCTAAGTATTTTTAGAAGGTTTAATAGATAAAAATATTATATTCGTTAAAATATATAAAAATAAGAAATATCTATAATATAGAAGCTTTCATATTGTATTAACAGCCTATTGTATATCTATTATGGAAAAAGTAAGAAAAATTAATGAATTGATTGATTATGTTTTAGAACTTGCTATTTTTCGCCATCCGGTTTTTTATAGTACTTATCAAACCATACTTGGCCTACTACTTTTGACGCCTGTTCTGATGTTAATTGGTTATTTACAATTTTCTCTCGCATCTCTAAAAAATATTCAAGGCTACTATATTCAAATCCCTCCTCTTTCGTAACCATAGCATATAACATAGGATATCTCTCTTCAAAAAACAAGATACCCTCAATTGATTTTTTCATTTCATTCAATAGCTCCGTGTGGGATGAATGTTTTGCCTTGTTCTCTGTCATATACAATACAATATCTTGAACCATCGCTTTTATATCAGCAGTTTCCATACCATCTTTAACAAAATCAGCAACCTTTCTCCTTTTTCTTTCAGTACTTTCAGTACTCATACTATTTTAAATTAATTATCAATTTTATCTTTATATAATAATATCTATTTTATATATAGAATAATGAAAAAAGAATTAGAATATGCTGAATTAGATTATAACCATAATGTTCCCGTCCCTCCTCGGCCAAAAAATGCCGGATTATATACTGGCGATGTCTTATTTGACAAAAAACCCTGGGGTAATAGTTATAAAATGCCTCCTGCTGAACCTGATGCTGTCGTGTATGCCTCGCATTTTTATGCAAGCCATCACATACCCTCGTATAATAGACCTGGAAATAATCACATAAATACAGATAAATATAAAAAATATACATCAGCCAACTGTAATGATAATTACAATTTCAGCTGTCATACAACAGATATAATATAGAAGTAGCGAAGCTTACGTAGCGATATCTTGAGCTACAAGATTGGTTGGTTGGATTTTCTTAATAGTATCTTTGTGTTTAATCAAGAAAGTACAGATATACTTATATACCTCATCTACTTGTTCAAAAGATACGCCACCTGTAATTAAGATGCTCCCACTCTCAAACAAAGCCCCGGTAACCTTTTTACAATCACCGACTTTTTCTCCCTTTCCTTTTCCATAGCATTTCTTAGGGCAATAACAAATACCATTCTTTTTTTCATTGCATTTATTCCAGAAATATTCTAGCTTAACCCCTTGATATATTCCAGGCTGAAACGAACACTTATTATTATATAGTTCGCTGATAAATATATTATGTATCTCGCGTCTTTTTAAGCCGAATTGAACCACCAGAGAATCGTCGCAATATACCTTGAAATCCGTGTTAATCATCCGAATCTTGAAGTTCTGATATTTCAATTTCAATTCATAATTATCATCGCGGTTATTTATAATGTCCTTACTAATATCATCATAGATATTCCTGATATTCGCAATAATATGATTGACAATAATGACAGTATCCTCAACGACCTTTATTCCAGTTATTTGAATATTGCCATTCTTAAATATTTTTACATTTGGCATATATTTATCGTTCTTATATATAATTGTAACCTGGTTATCAAACCTATTTTTCTTCATCTTATTTTTTTTACTATTCCTCCTCTTCTTGGGATATGTCCCGCGATTTAAATCCTCGCCATCCTTCATATATTGTGCCCATACAATCCCGTCTGTATCATCCTTATCTATTATTACAATATTTTCAAACAGCATCTTCAAGTTTAAATTAATATCCTCGCCAATATTCGCATTACAAGTTATAGTAGAAACTCTATAATGCGAAAAGTTTATATCTTCAGTTTTCACAATAGCTCGCGTATCTGTCGCATCCGACTCGGTAGAAACGCCGCAATTATTATCAAGACTAGTCATTCTTAATAGCAATAGTAATTTGGGTAATTCACAATATTTATTGTATCAATGTTCTTATATCATTTTTTGTTTTTTTTTGCCTCAATTTTATTATTCATATTATCTGTAATGTTTTTGAGATAGGATGTATTTACAATTTCGTAATTGTATGTAGTGGCTATCATAGGTGGCAAATTTAATAGGTGCGTTTTTTCATTTGAATGATGACCTTTGCGAAACTCCTCAATATTCATAGGACCATTAAAGATATCCAGCAAAAATCTTGAAGGTGCGGGGCGTATCGGGCGAGTGCATCCAAAATGTTTGCTCAACATCTGTATCAAGCTATTTATCTCCCATACTTTGTCGCTCCCACAATGTGAAGAGAAGTTATATGCATTTGCACATTCTAGCGAACAAAAGTTCCCGAACAATATATAAGTATTTGTAGTAATATTATATTTATAAGGCATCCCATATATCCTGTCTTTAATAGAGTGGCAACACCAATAGCAATTATTTGAAGATTTAATAATATTATCATTATAATCTATATTAGTATCTCTATCTCTATCATTATCATCCTTAATCAAATTATCCTGAATCGTATTATAAAAGTTAGTCTCATTTATATAACAACAGTTAGGCTCATATGGCGTCGGGGCTTCGTGTAATTCATCAGTAATACTTATTTTATTTATATCATTATCAGATATCGGCAACTGCAATATAATATCCTCATTTTCCACAACTACAACGTCTTTTACAATAGTATTCATTAAGCCTTTCTTCTTATCTATTGTAGATTTAACATCGCTGTTTTTACTTTTTCTCGGCATTTAATTATAAACGCTTATATTATTTATATGTATTTACAGCTCTATTTGTTATTATCAAAATAGTCTTTGAAATATACTAGTGTCTTTATTAACTCATTATTAACATTATCAGAAGGTTTTTCGGTGTTTTTTGTAAATGTTATCCCGGTCGCTCCCGCCCCAGATGCTCCTCTGGTTCCCCCGGCTCCAGAGGCCTTGCTACCGATTATACATTTTTCTTTTATTTCTCTTATCTCTCCGTTGAGAGAGTTAATCGTATCTATTAAATATTTTATTATAAATACAAATACAATTATTATTATCAAAACAAATAAATCCATAATACTTTAATTATATCAAAGAATATAAAAATAATTGATAGCCGATGGTAGCTTAGCTTGGCTTAGCTGAACTTTAAGCCAGCGCCTCCATTAAGGACTGTAAGGACATTTATTTCTATCACATATATAGTAATTTCAAAATTGACCGGATAGACTCTGTTTAATATATCAGTATATATTTTAGTGATATATGTATATTTGTCATCATCCTTAACCTCTGTATTTACATTCACAGATAACGAGGTAGTAATTTGCGTATTATCATAAGAACCTGAGCTTATCTGTTTTTCAGGAAATAAAGCGAATGAATAGCAATATATCCCCGTTCTCGGTATATTCGTATGATATTTATGAGGCTCTATGTGATTATAATAAGTAGCGTCATAATCAGCACGTGTTATTTCTCTGTTCCATAATATTGACGCCTTATCTAATATTCCAAGACTCTCGCTATATTCGTGAGACCCCGTGTAATTTGTATAATTATTGAAGTTTTTGACAGAATCGCTTCTTCGCGTAATCCATATAATCTCTTTGATATGATGATTGGCATTTGTTATATCTATTAGCGTATGATTGGCATTCAATGCAATTGCCTGCGTTTTCTTAACAGTATTAATAATATAATTAATCTGGTTAGTATTCAATAACAAACTACTTCTTTCTGCACTATCTAAATATACATAGGTACATAATAGCTCATTATTAACATCAAAATTGACATCGCTTGGCTTGACGAATGTCGCAATAGATATAGGTACTGCCGGGAGGTGTGTAGTATTATACATTAGCGGACTCACATAGGTATTCAATATATTACTCCATACCTGATATAATCCCTCAAAAGCATTATCGTTAATATAAATATCTAATTCAACCTCGTTATTCTCTAATTTTAATAATGGAAGTGCCAGCGAGGGATTCTTGGTAAACCAGAAATTGAGCGGAACCTGTATTTTTCTCTTTTTAATACTCGGTGTTTGAGGAGTTTTTGCGAAACTTGATACAGGATAAGTAACATTATAAAGCCTGTTATTTAACACACGATATTTTGGCACGAAATTGAAAGGCGCCGTATATTCATCTATATTCCCTATCAACTTATTATATTCAATATTATCTTTACTCGTGAGTTCATTCCATATATTCATCCATTCGCCATATAGTGTCTCTATATTAACAACCCCTATTTTAAGACGCGCTTCCTTAATATAATTGAAACCCAAATTATTGACCCACCTGAACTTATATATATTATCCGAGTATATATCGGGAATTTTGAATGTCAAAAACATACCCGATAATAAATCTGCATAACGCTTTATTTTAAAATTAATGCGCAATTCAGAAGTGGATGTTTTAAAACCAATATTGCTATCGCCAGTAGAAGTAATAACAATAGTATCCATAGAAAAATTAGTATGTTTTTTGAGAACATATTTATAATAATTAATATGCGGATTTAAGGTAATATATTCGCTCATATTACCCTTCAAAACTAATTGCATCAATCCGCCTCCCATTTTTATTTATACCCTTTATTATATTAAAGTTTTATTAATAGGCTTATATACTCTTATTTTTCAGGATACCTGCGAATACCTGCGAATACCTGCGAATACCTGCGAATACCTACGGATACCTGCGAATACCTGCGAATACCTGCGGATACCTGCGAATACCTGCGGATACCTACGGATACCTGCGAATACCTGCGGATACCTGCGGATGCCTACATATCAGCGTATTTTCCTACAAATACCTTCATTTTATCGTATCTTCTGTCATCATTGTATTCCTCTAACTTTTTTTCTGATTCTCTCTTATCTATTATTATAATAGTGGGATATCCAGAGATTTCATATTTATCTATTCTATCCTTGCAATCCTTCATATTATACTTTTTAAAGTCTAATTTATTCCCATATTCTCCATTAAGCTTGTCCCATACTCCAGATTTACTGAAATCCTCACAGTGTCCGCAGCCGTCCATATAATAATACTCCATCCTGTATTTTTTATCAGCCGATTCGCCCATAAAAGTCTCCATTATTTTATTTTTATTATATGCGAATAAAACGGCAATAGCCAATAATAAAAATAATATTATTGAAATCATAATAAATATATCGCTTCCGAAAAAACTCTTTTTTGCAGCCATATTAATATCCTACTTGTATAATCTTCTAAATTATTATTAGATAATAATATCATAATTATTAGATATTTCCTTGTATTCTCTCTTTATTCTCTCGGTTTCTCCTATGATATCATAGTCATTATCATTATCTAATTGTATTATAATTGAATTATAAAAATACGCCCCATATCTATGCATATCTGTCTCTGTATCTGTATCCGCATTTGCGCTAATCTTATTATCAATATACCCCTTGATAAACTTGATAAAATGCCCCTTCTCTATTAAAAATATCCTTACATCCAGAGAATCATAATTTACCGCAGCGTCATAATCTTTTAACACATAGCAATCATAATTATTCTCTCTAAGTATATTGACATACTTGTCAAGACTATTATCATCGCACACAATTATAGTTCTATATACAAGATAGTTTGAATATAGCTCCTCTAATCTATTAATTATCTCGCGCGTCATTAATACTTTATTAACTATTATTGTTTTTGCCTTATGTATATTATCCATTTCAAAAAATAACTAAAAAAATCTTATAATATATTAGAATATGAGTCAGAAGAATATGAATCAGAAGAATATGAGTCAGATAATAGTTTATAGAAGTCAAGAAGAATTGCGCACTAAAATTATAAAAATGGAAGAGGAAGTTAAAGACATTGAGAGGCTTATTGAAGAAATGGAAATAGAATGGATAACTCATTTTGAAAACTTGGCTATTGACGGCGCCCGATCGGTCACGGCAAGTGTCAGGCTTGGTAGGAATGGAGCGTACGATGTATCGGAAAAATCAAAAAATTATCTAAACATATTGAAGACTGATATTAAAAATAAGAGGGAGGAAGCTGCGGCCATTCGTATGAGTATTAAAGAAATGAGAAGGGATTTGGAAAATTTTAAGAAAGCCGCAAAATCTGACCCCTTAAAAAATAACAGAGTAATATATACAAGATATATAAATAATAATATTGGAAATGATACATTTAATATGAATGATCTCTATTCATCAATAAAGGTAGTTATTGATGAATATGTCGCGGCAAGAAGAGCATCCTCGGCAAAATCCTCGGCAAAATCCTCGTCTGCGTCAGGATCATCCTCGTCTGCGTCAGGATCATCCTCGTCTGCGTCAGGATCATCCTCGGCAAAATCCCCGACCGCTGCAAGAAGCGCATCCCTGACCGCTGCAAGAACAGCGTCAAGACAGGCGGCAATAAGAAAATCCTCGTCTGCGTCAAGAGCATCCTCGCCTTCTTCAAATACATATCGTTTACGTAAACGAAGAAGGAAATCTAGATAATACAAAAACGCGCAAGTGAACTTATAATATGATAATTATATATTTTGATGTGATAATTTATTTTTATTAGATACTGTGATATATCGAATATTATAATTATGTTATGTAATCAATATATAAGATTATTCATTATAACTAATTATAATGGACGAACAAATCATCAAGATTAGTATAGAACAATTTAGAGATATCTATAATTCAGTAGATGTACCACGCAATATTTTGGATAAAGCCTTAGATATTAAAAATACATATTCGTGTTTCAACTCTTATTATGACCCTAAAATGATATGGGCAAAAAAAATATATAATAATAATAAAGAGAAGTATAATAAACCTAAGGTTAAATCAAGATTTCACATCATAATACCCGACTTTACAAAGAAATCCGAGCTGAAAAGGTGTTTGATAGGTAATTTAAATAAACTAAGTATTAAAAACAGGGACAGTATCTACGAGAAAATTAAGGAAATTATCGCTGTAAATGATAATAATGATAACAAGGACGATATTTTTATGATTATATGGAATTATGTTAAAACGAGCGACGACGAATTATATAGTAATATACTCGCTCTATTTGACAAGGAATATGTCTGCGCGATGCTTGATAAGCTCTGGAATAATTACATAAACAATAAGGAATGGGATCCGCCTAGATATATATACGAAAACAACCTTCTGGTATTGAACGACGAATACGATATGTATTGCGAATATACCAAATGGAAGCGTGGGATAAATAATATTAATAAGATATGGATTAAATATAAACGCGAAGAACTGCTAATATTGCTAAATAATATCGCAGATTACGTGGTTAGTATTGTATATAATACCGATATCTATAAATATATTCTGGATATTTTACTGGAACAATTATATAAAATCTTGGCTATCGCTAAATATAATTGTATAATAGATAAAATTAAAAATATAAATATTAAAAACTTGGATAATTCTACTAAGTTTTTTATTTATAATATTATTGAATTATAAAAAAATTATTTCTATATAATAGTATAGAGTAAGAAATAGTACAATGAAAGAGAGTGAAAATAACTTATCTTTTTATAGTAGTGCCATAATCCAAGCAATTTTTGCTATATTATTGTTAATAATCCTCAGTTATATTTACAAACTGGAGAATATGGGGTGTGAATGTTCGGAACACCCTAACAAGGATTTTATCAAGAACTTCACAGTAATAGCCCTCGGTTATTTCATAATAACTTCTGTTATATCGCTTAAATCTATCGCTAAAAGCATGGGTTATGTAGTAGTCCAATTATTATCAATTGCTACCTTCGTATTCTTCTTAATGTTCGTCGTATACATATACTACGCCTTTGATTATGTTAGATATTTAACCAACGAGAAATGCAAATGCTCCGAGGATTTAAGCCGCGATATCAT